TACGCTATTGAATAAGCAAAAGAGGTAGCGCAATGCCAGCATCAACAACTATTGAAATGGTCGGGGTTAAACAGACGATTAACTCTTTGCGTAAAATTGACCCGCAACTGCAAAAAGATTTTAAAGCAGACGCAACGGCAATAGCCCAGCCAGCAATTAACGCTGGCAAGAACGCCTACCAAACCGTACCAATTAGCAATTTTGCAAACGATTGGAATAACAAAACCGCTACAGGCAGTCGCCGCATTAAAGGTTTTAACATTGACAAAGCACGAGCAGGCGTAAAAATGCGTTTTGACACTCGACGTAACGCAATTGGCGTAATTCTTATTGAGCAAAAAGATCAAGCGGCTGCAATCTTTGAGCAGGCAGGTCGTAAAAACTCAGGTGGTCGTTTAGACAACAGTTTGCGTATTGCAGGGTTTCCAGTTAGCGCTGGTCGCACTCGACTAATCGGTCCGGCCGTATATAAAGCGCGTCGCGGTATTGAAGCTGAAATGACAAAGATGATTGCTAAAACTATGCGCGTCGTGCAAAGCGAGATTTAATCATGGCACTATCTATACCTATTGTCAGCGAATTTGACGGCAAAGGCATTGACAAAGCAATAAAAGAATTTAAGCAACTAGAAACTGTTGGTGAAAAAGCACAGTTTGCTATTAAGAAAGCAGCCGTGCCAGCGGCAGCGGCGTTGACGGCGGTTGCAGGTGCGTTGGGCTTGGCGGCTCGAGCGGCAGCCGAAGACGAACAGCAACAAGCGATCTTGGCTAACACAATGCAGAACGTTGTAGGCGCTACTGACGCGACTGTTGCAGCGACTGAGGACATGATTTCGGCTATGTCGAGAGCGACTGGTACGGCTGACAGCGAATTACGGCCAGCGTTTAGCGCGTTGCTTACTGGTACTAAAGATGTTGGCGAAGCAACTGATGCTTTAAGACTTGCTCAAGATATTGCAACTGCAACTGGTTCTAATTTGGCTGGAGTTTCTGACGCGCTTGCGAAAGCGTACGGCGGCAATATGAAAGGCTTGCAAGCCTTGTCGCCTGAGATGAAAGGCATGATTGCAGACGGCGCTGATCTTGACGATGTAATGCTTGCATTGAATGACAATTTTGGCGGGGCAGCGGCTCGATCAGCAGAAACCGCAGCAGGCAAATTTAAGATATTAAAAAATAGTTTGGGTGAAACACAAGAAGCAATTGGTGCAGCGTTGTTGCCAGTAATAGAAAAAGTTTTGCCGTATTTGCAAAAAATGGCAGATTGGGCACAAGACAATCCAAAAGCATTTACAATTATTGCTGGCACGATTGCGGCAATTGCAGCGTCAATTGTTGCAGTAAATATTGCAATGGCATTGAACCCTTTTGGCATAATTATGATCGGTATTGGCGCTTTAATAACTGCATTGACTATTGCATACACAAAGTTTCAAAGTTTTAGAGATGGCGTAAATATAGTTTTAAACGGTTTAATTGGTGGTTTTGAATTGTTTGCTAATTCGTTTATTGGCGCAATCAACTTAATTATTAGCGGCATGAATTTGATAAACCCGTTTACTGATATTGGTCAATTGCCAACGATTAGTTTGGGTCGTATTGGTGGCGGTGGCACAACAGTAACTGCCGATACGCGAACGGCAGATCGCATGGCTCGAGAGGCTGGTGCAGGTATGCCAACCGTAGTGTCGCCAGTTGTAGGCGGTGGCTCAGGCGGTGGGGGCGGTAAAGGCGGGTCAGGTGGCGGCGGTGGCGGAACTGGTGCTGGTGCTGGCGATCTAGTAACTATTCAAGGCGGTTTAACGACGTTTGGCAACGCTGAGCGCATTGCAGCGCGTAGTAGCGGTGGCGTAACAATAAACGTGACAGGCGGTATGTCAACTAGCGCCGAGATCGGTCAAAGCGTGTTAAACAGTTTGCTGGCCTACCAGCGCACTAACGGGCCACTCGACTTACAGATTGCGTCGTAATGGCAGGTACAGCCGTTGTTGCTAGTGGCAACTATGACTTAGAGATTGACACAGGGTTTATTCAAGACGCATTTTTGCTTGACGACGCAACCGCTGGCAAACTTGACAACACCGAATATGTGCTCGACGGTACAACAGATTTTGCGAGCGTGCTTGACGGCGTAAACAGCATCACAGTTAGGCGCGGCCGTCGCGATCAGGGCGATCAATTTAGTGCTGGCACTATGTCGTTTACGATGCTTGACACGGCAGGTATTTTTAACCCGTTTGACACGCAGTCACCGTATTACGACACACCGCTAAGCCAACCGGGTCTTGCACCTATGCGTCGAGTGCGCTTGTCGCGTTACAGTTCGCTAAACGTCAAAGAGTATTTGTTTGTCGGCGTGATCGTAAATTATGACTACAACTTTGCGTTAGGCGGTCTTGACACCGTGACCGTGTTTTGTGCAGACGATTTTTATTTGTTAGCGCAAACATATTTGGACGAATTTAACGTCAGCGAGCAATTGTCTAGCGCTCGAGTCACGGCGGTACTAGATCGGCCTGAGGTTGCGTTCCCAGCGTTAACGCGTGACATTGCTACAGGCACTCAGACGCTTGGCGGTGCAGCGGCGTTTACAATTCCGCAGGGTACAAACGTGCTTGGCTATTTGTCTGACGTAAACGAGGCTGAGCAGGGTCGGCTGTTCATGTCACGTGACGGCGATCTAGTGTTTGACGCTCGACTAGGCACAACGCTCACACCGTCGGTAGCAGACTTTCATGACGACGGGACAAACATTCCGTACAACGGCGTAGGCATAACATTTGAAGCCGATCAGGTAACTAACCGTGCGGTCGTACAGATACTTGGCAGTAACAATCCGCAGGTCGCTGACGACGCTGGTAGTCAGGCAAAGTATTTTGTGCAGACTTACAGCATCACTAACAGCCTTTTGCATAACAACACGGCGGCGCTTGACTTGGCAATCTATTTGCTTGACCCAGAGCCTGAGGCACGGTACACGTCATTAGCAACGTCGTTTGCTTTGTTGACTAACGCGCAACGTGACACGGTCGCCGTAATTGACGTAGGCGACACAATCACGATTGAAAAGTCGTTTACGTCAGGCGTGACAACTACCGAGTTGGCACAAGAACTGGCAGTCGAGGGCATTGAACATACGATCAGCGTCAATGCTGGGCATAGCGTCACTTATTACACATCACCAACTATTGTTGTTTACGAGTTAATTCTTGACGACACGTCGTTTGGTATCATCAACGCTGACAACGTTCTAGGGTAAAGTAGGCGATTATGGGTGCAAACGCGCAGACAGCAGTACCGGCATTTACAGCAGGCCAAGTTTTAACGGCCGCACAACAAACGCAAATAAATACGGGCATACCAGTTTTTGCTACTACGGTTACGCGCGACGCGGCGTTTGACGGTACAGGCGAAAAAACGCTTGCTGAAGGTCAGTTTGCTTATATTGAGGCAACTAACGCAACGCAATATTATGACGGTGCGGCGTGGCAATCAGTTGGCGCGTCTAGCGGTTTGACTTTAATTAAAACTCAAACTATTGGCACAACGGTTTCTAGTGTTGAGGTTACGGGTGCGTTTAGTGCAACTTACGACAATTATTTCATCACGGTCAATGGCGGTGTTGCAAGCACAAACAATTCTTTAGTTATGACGCTTGGCGCAACGACAACAGGTTATTACTATGTCGGTAGCACTATCGCTTATAATGCATCACCTACTTTTGTAGGTGAAGGTGGCGTAAACACATCTAATTGGGGCAACTCAATTCGTGGTTCGGCAAATAGTTTGAACGGTCAAATTTATGTTTATGACCCTTTTGCCGCAAAAAATACGCATTTTAGTTCTATAGGTTCACGCAGCGATACCTCTGGCAGCGTAAATAGTTTGGGTGGCTATTTAGCAAACACTACTTCTTACACCGCTTTTACATTGACAACCAATAGCGGAACTGTTACAGGCGGCACTATTCGAGTTTACGGATTAGCGAACAGTTAGGACTATATGACATACAAAATACAGATAGACGATTTAGTCCGTGACGCAACAGCAGACGAAGCTGCACAAATTGACGCACAACGCGCAGCCGCAGCCGCCGAAGCCGAAGCGCAAGCCGCCAAAGCCGAAGCACGGCAAGCCGTACTTGACAAACTTGGATTAACAGCAGATGAAGCCGCCGCACTACTTGGCTAGTTTGGCAATACTTATCGTGTTGACCGCTTGCGAAAGTACACGCGACAACACGATCACCGTCAAGTCACGGGTCAAAAACATGACGTTAGATAACTGCAACGTGCCTGACCGATGCGGCATAACACCATGACTCGACACAGATACACAGCCGACGAACTACACGCACGCATGATCGTTACCGTAGGCGTACTACTAGCCATAGTTTTTAGCACCATAGTTTTAGGCATGACCTACGGCCTGTTGTTTGTCTCGCAACCCGAAAAACAAGCACCAAACGACGCAGCGTTTATAGACCTAATGTCAACCATTGTTGTGTTTTTAACTGGCACATTGTCAGGCATCGTTGCGTCTAACGGCATAAAAAAACCTACAAAATAACAATGGCTAATCGCGCTTACATAGTTACGCAACAGCCAGTCGTAAAGTCTGCGTTGGCTGGCACAGCGGAATGGGCGCGACTTGCGTGCAAACACAGCGACGGCAGTTTGTGGAATAACGGCACATTTGTGCATCGCGACATACGCAACCGACCCGGCACGATCAGCAATCATGCTCGAGGGCTGGCAATGGACTTGTCGTACCGTTGGCTAAACCAAAAAAAACTTGGCAGAGCAGACGGCCGCAAAACGTCACTTGCGTTTATTGTCAAGTGTTTAGAAAACGCAGATCACTTGGGAATTCAACTTGTGATTGACTACGCAATGCAACGGTCATGGAAATGCGATCGTGGCACATGGCAACCGCTACCTAGCGTAGACATTGGCGATTGGTACCATTTGGAAATTGACCCGCACGTTGCTAATGACCCGATCATTGCAAAACAGCGCTGGCAAGCCGTTTTCGGGGTATCACCCACAGAGGCAACAAAACCTGTTTAGGCTGGTCACCTACCGAGAAAGTAGGTCACTATGACACTCATCAGCAAACTTGCAATATCGCTATTTATTAGCGTCACGTCAATATTTATTTTGACACCGCCGCCTGCACCCACAGCCGACGATCTAGCAGTCAGACAACCCGAGGTATTTGAGGGTTACGGCCGACCAGTTGACATACCTAGCACTACTAGCACCATGCCGATAACT